TGCTTTCAGGTCTTGAGCCAGCTCAAGGCTGTACTCAGCTTTCAGCGCACGAGACTTAGCGGTCACAGTGACCTTCTCGATGCTGAAACCCATTTCGCGGAATTCAGTACCAGTCTCGCCCAGTGCCTCAGCGGTGGCAGTTGCCATGCCTTGTGCATCGCCAGTCAGCTCATAGGTGCCAGGGGTGCCGTCGTTAAGAACAGCGGGGTTGTTACCCTCAGCATCGTTGTTAGCAGACGAAGAAGCGCCAGGGTCATAGCCAGTGCCAGAACCACCAGAGAAGCCAGCGTTGGGCTCGTTGAAGAATGCCTCGTCGTAACCAGCAGCAGCGGGGTTCCGCTCGGTGCCGTAGTTGGAGCGCATTGCGAAGATGAGGCCAGTAGGACCAGTCATCGGTTGAACGCCTGCGATGTCATAAGCAATCAGCTTAGGCATCGAGCGGCGGATGAGGCTGATGAGTACGGGGTCGAAACCAGCAACAGGACCAGTAGGAGTGCTGCTGCCGCTATAACCTGTGCCACCCAGGCTGTTGGTGGGTGCCTCAGTCAGCATTTGTGCTTCTTCGACAGAAGCGCGTTCTTGGTTTTCCAGAAGTTGAGCAATTACGCCACGCTTATGAGAATCGGTGATTTGGTCAACGGACTCATGGTTCAGGACGGGTGCCCACTTCTCTTGGAGTTGTTTGATGTTAGACATTTAACTTTTCCTTAGAGTTGTAGTATTAACTAGAATAATCAATTACCAGACCAACGAGCAATTGCATCGACGTACTTATTCATCGAAGCAGAATAGTTGGCGGTTTCTTCTACCAAAGGTTGTGCATCTTCGGTTGGGTCAGCAGTCGTTGACTCTTGAACCTTACGGTTGAAGTACGACGCTTTGATAGTATCGATTTTATTTCTAAAATCTTCTTCACTTTCAAACTCAACACCCTCAGCTAACTTAAACAGCTTCTCTTTTTGAGTCTCTGTGAGACCAGAAGCACATTCATTCACAATCCCATCTCTTACGTAGACGCCAATCTCCTTATGAAGACCAACGTTTGCTTCGATTTGCTCGTTGAGTTTTTGTTCCATTTCATCAATCTGCTCAACCATGCCATCAAGCAGGTTGAACTTCTCTTCAGGAACACCAAAGTTGTGTTCAATGAAAAGGCTCTTTAGACCAGAGAAGAAAGACTCTGCCATTTCGTTCTTAATGCCGTGCTCGATGGCGAGAGCATTCTCTTCCATCCATGTTGCAACAGCATAAGACAGGTAGTCTTCGACCTTCTCGGTCAATTCTGTTTTGAGTTTAACGACTTCTTGGTCGAAAGACGCTTCCAATGCTTCTTGAATGACAGCGACTTCTTCGTTAACACGGGAAGTTACTGCTGCTTCAAAGATTGTGCGTGCTTTGTCTCTAAATTCTTCGGAGAGTTCTTCACCAGCGACAAGAGCGTCAACATCTTCACTAAAGTCGTACTCGGACTCAGTGATTGTTTCTTCTTGGTCACTTTCTGTCTCCTCCATCTTTGCGGATGCGGCGGAAGGCTTAGTCTTAAGGGTCTTGTCACCCTCAGTCTTTACGGGTGCTGCAGCTGCAGACCCCAGGTTCTTAGTACCCTTAGCTCCTTCCATAGAATCAGAGTCACTACCGCCGATGCTGGTATGATTAGCACCCGACGAATCCATTTTCTCAGCGGGCTTAGCGCCCTTTTTGATTGCGGCAACACCTGTAGCGGCTTCTTCTGAAACTGCTTCTTCGGACATGTGTGCCTCAAACTCTTTGTCAAGGGTTTCGGACATTTTGGTCTCTCCGTTAGATAGCATTAGCTTTTCTATGATTATTTATACATTACAAACTTTGTAGGAATGACTTGAACGCGGAAATCTTGCGCTCCTGAAGGTTGATTAAAGTTGCTTCATCAAGTTCTTGTTTGATTTTTGCAACTTGTGCTTCCTTCAGGATGCCGTTATCCCACACCCATTCCCTTCCTTCCATAATTCCCTCAACAAATGCATCAGGAGCAGAAGGGTCAGCAACGATGTCTGCAGCCGTTGCCAACATGAAGTCTTCACCGACAATAGAGACACCCTCTTTCGTGGAGATGGAACCCATTCCACGGGAGGACACGCCAAGTTTTACACCTTCATCAAGGAGATTCTTGGCGATTTTTCCCATAGGGGTCTCAAGAATCTTCGCTCTGCCGATGAAGTTATTACCTTCTTGCTTGAGCGATGTAATTTTGTGTGAAACGCGGTCGAGGTTCAGAGTTGGACCATCGGGATGACCCAGTTCTCCAAGTGCGCGACCTTTGCTGATAAAGTTCTCATCATATTTAGCAACTTCCCGAGCAAGTACATTTACAGGGTACATGCGGTTGTTGCGGTTGGTGATTTCACCCTGCAGGAAAATGCCCTCAATAAAATGAGATTTCTTACCTTCGTTCTCTTCAGTAATAAATTGAACGTCTGTAATTTCTTCAGCTATAAGTTTCATCGGTTGGTTCCTCTGTTTCTTGTTCCTCAGGTTCAGTACCTGGGATGTCGGTATTATCAGGCAGTTCGTCCGTCAACTCGTCTGCAACTGCTTGCGCGGTTTGGTCGAGATTAAATCCCCACTCCCCTGCAAACTCAACCTTCTTTTGCTGTACAGCGTCGAAAGCTTTCTGTTGCATCACATCGGTAGCGCGTTGCAAAGTTGCTACACGATTATCATCAAAAATTGCATCAACGATATCGGCGGCAGAAAAGGTGGGTTCTTCAACACCACCTTCTACCTGACTATCATCAACATCATTATTAAGCTCTGTGTCACTCATTACAAAACCAGTCGAACTATAATATATTTATAGACTTAGAATTCCGCCATTCTGCGGTCTTCTTCATCAACGTCCTCTTCAGGGTTAGGTTCCGCAGCAGGTGCTTCTGCCTCAGGTGCCATTCCCATCATTGGGTCTTCCATTGCAGCAGGGTCTTGAATAATCCCTTCTTCAATTTCGCGTTGAATCTGTTCGTCAATTTCTTCAAACTCTCCGTCAGTCTGCTTCAGAATTTGCTTCCGCAGATATTCAACAGAGAAGTACTTACCAACGTAGGGGTCAAGTTGATTGACAACACCCATACGCTCGTTCATGATTTCGATTTGCTTCAGTTCGTTATAGTACGAGTCCGCAACATAGTCGAACTGAATCTGTTCCTTCATCTCATCCCAGTCTTCAATCGATACGATACCTTTCAGTACCAACTGAGTCTTGAGAAGGTCAAGGAACAATTCTGAGAAACGCTTACGGAGACGGGCGATGAACTTCTGGAACTTAACTTCATCGCGGGTAATTTCCGCAGCACGACCAATGTTAAAAGTGTTCTCAGTTTCAATTCTACTTACAGGAACGTTAAGTGCCTTGAACAGTTTCTTCTGAAAATACTTAACATCTTCAAGTTCGCCAAGGTTCTGACCACCAGGAAGCGTAGTGATTTCTGTACCCCTACCACCTTCACGGCGAGGAAGCCAGAAATCTTCCATCATGGACATGAACTTTTTGTCGTCCTTGATTTCACCAGTGCTTGCATCGTAAACCAACTTGTTACGATAGCGACCCATAACTTCACGGAGATATTGCTCCGCTTTTTGCTTAGGCAGGTTACCCACATCAATGTAGAAAATTCTACGCTCGGGTGCTCTACTCAAACGATAGATGACAAGAGAGTCTTCAATCATCCGCAGTTGGTTTACTGCTTTGATTGCTTTATGGAGATGAGAAAGAACCATGTTCTTATTCAAATCCATGATTCCACTATGAGTATATGAAATGGAATCGGCGGCAACTCTAATGCCTTGTGACTGAACGCCTTGAGTACTAGAAGACTTCAGACCTTTGGGGTTGTACAGATAATACTCTGCAGTTCTTGCGGTCAATGCATCGTTAATACTTTGACCATCTGCGACAGCACGGTTTGGTTTAGATTCAATTTCAGTAATCTTACGAATTTTTCTGGGGTCAATATAACGGAGTTCCGTCATACCATCGCCAGGGTTCTTCGGGTCAATAACCTTATGATAAAAAAGTCTCCCGTCAACATACCAGCGACGGAAGATTTCATAACATCTGTTATCAAAATCAAGAAGAGTCAATACGTGATTGAACTCCTCACGAATCATCTTCTTGATTTTATCAGATACTTTAAGGTTGGACAGTTCCACTTGTACGGGAACGTCGTCCAGATTACCAAAGATTGCTTCGTTTACAATATCGTCAACTGCTGCGTCACACTCTGGTTGCATAATCATTTCCCGATAACGGGAGATAAGTTCCCATTCGTTTCGGATAGTACCATCCAAATCGATTGCATAACCATAGTGACCACCTCCAGCAACGGGGTATGACCCGTCGAGGTTGTCTTTTTGAACAAAAGAAGGTCCCTTTGGAACCTTCTTCGCTCTCTCAATAGAGAAACCAAATAGTTGCGACATTCTAAAACCAGTGTCTGTTCCTGATATTATTTATCAGGTTAGAAATCACTCCGTTGCGGGAGTCCAGTACTGGACCTGCAGCTCTACAGTGAACTCTTGAATTGCGTCATTGCTGCCGAAGTCAAGGTCGATTGCGGAGATATTGCTCGGGAAGACGTTATAGAATTTATAAGACTTGAGGGTCTTAGGATTCTCGCCGTCCTTAACGTCGCGGGAAAGTTGGTGAACCATCATGTCGGAGAAGTAACCAGTTGCATCCTGGTCATCTCCAAGACCTGCAGCAGCAGTGAAGTTCTCGTTAGATGCTTGAATTGCTTCCAACCAAACTTCAAATGCAGTTCTCAGGGAGAACTTGCTGTCGTTCATGACTGTGATGGTCCAAGGCTCGAATGTTCTGTCGCCTGCAATTTTTAGTACACGACCACGGAAAGGAACTTCGATTACCCCCATTGTGGAGGAGGGCAGGTTCGCTGCCCTTACAGTAAACTTTCCGAGTTCAGTGAGACCAGTGTTAGTGATGATGGACTGGGGGAAAGTAAGGTCTACTTGGAATAGATTAGGACGTGCAAAGTCCGCCTGTACTCTCGCCTTAAAATCATCTAGAGTGCCTCTTACTGCCATTGTTCTTTATGCTCCTGTATGAAACTATTTAGATTAAGACGCAATTTCAGAGAAGGCTACGCCAGTTCTGGTTGCGGTGAAGGTCAGGGTGATAAAGTTGATGGTGCGGGTGGGCTTAACGTAGATTTCTGCGTAGAACTCACCACGGTCAACGGAATCGGGCGGGTTGTTGTCTTCATCGCACTTGACGAGGAAGTCAGTTACACCACGACGACCTTGGACATCACGGAGATAAGGCTCAACAATGTTACGGAACAGTGTACGAGAAGTCTCGTCGTTTTGCTCGAACAGTTGTGAACGTGCTGCCGTTTTGATAACGCGCTCGATAGTCAGGAAGAGACGACGTACGTTGATGCGGTCGAATGCAGAAGCGAAACCTTGTGCAGTCTTGTCACCAAACAGAACTACGCCTTGACCAGGGAACGAAAC